GTTTTAGTCAACCAACTGATTACGTCATCCGCTTCGAGACTGCCCGGAAAAATACTTTTAATACCTAGAGTCTTGAGACTATCCTGAATAATAGGCATACTATCGTATACCTCTTTATTACGAGCATGGTCTCTGGTACCTTTGTAAGTACCTTCTGTAAGGGTTTTCCTAAAGTTAACTTGATTAGTTAACTTTGTATCCCAGGCGATATAAATTTTATTGGTATTAAACGTAGTAGCGTTAGTCTTTATCGTCCTCAGAAACGTAAACAGAGTTCCGGTCTCCTGACCTTTGGAGTTCACCAAGGGCTTGTTTGTATTTTTGGCGATCCAATGTGCGCGATGAAGCGCGTTGTTCCCGTCGATCAGAAGTGTTGTTTCGTTTTGCATGCTCGTATTCAGCTCTACAAACATCGTATACCTTTTTAGGTAAAGTACCAGCTTTATCTAAAACTTTGTTTTTTAAACCCCATTCAATATCTTTATTAGGTATAATACGTTCTTGTTTATCAGGAAGAGATAAAAAAACAGTCATATCAGGAAGTTTGTGCATGCATACAAGCCATTCTCCCTTATATATACCGTCTAAAACTACTAATATATGTCTTTCGTTAGGTGTAAGCTTGAGCTGTAGCTTACGAATCGTTTCCGTTACCATACGGATCTTCTCCATTACTGTTTACAATATTTTGATTAATTTTATACATTACCCTTCTAAATCTTTCAAGTAATGCATCGTGCTCAGCAGGATTTTGCGCGGAAACTACTTCAACCGGTTGGTTGTTGAGATCGTAACCTATCAAAATATAAGGTCCTAAAAACTCTCTAATTTGAGAGTCTAAAGAAGAAATTTCACGCTTTTTTTCTTTAACTATTTTCGTATTTAAAGCTTTTAAATACTCCAATCGCGCCAGCTGGGTCATTTCCTGCAAATTTTTTACTTCTTGAGGGGAAATAACCGGTGTGGTTGGTTGAATAGTGGGAGAATCCGGCGTAGGAGAAGTTATATCAGGCAGTACCGGTGGTGGCACACTCGGTACAGGCGGCACTATAGTAGAAGTTTTTTTTGTTTTCTTTTTTGCTATCTTCTTAGGCTTAGAGTTCGCCGAACTTTTATTATTTTCAGCCATTTATATTACTTACTGCTACGTTCAGCGGATGCAATAAAGTCGTAGAATTCTTTTCGAGCCGCTCCTTCACTCATAAAACTACCAGAGAGCTTTGAAGTAATCATTGAGCAGCCATGATGTTTTACTCCGCGATGACAAGCACAGGTATGCGCACACTTAAGAACTACAGCAACTCCTTGATTGCCCTTACAAAGTTCATTAATAGCGTTATGTATCTGTACGGTAAGACCTTCTTGAATTTGAGGTCTACGAGCATAATGTTCAACGATACGGTTTAGCTTGGAAAGACCGATAACTTGCCCGTTCTTATCTGGAATATATGCAACGTGTGCAACGCCTGTAAACGCGAGGTGATGATGGGAGCACATAGACGTTACTGGTATATTCATTTGACTCACAATACCGTCGTAACCGTCAGAAGGAAAAGTCGTAATCTTAGGCGGGCCTTCATAGCAACCCTTAATAAGATCGCAAACATAAGACTTAGCAACGCGACGAGGGGTGTCAGCACTGTTTACGTCATTACGCCAATCAATACGCAGTGCATCAAGAAAATTTTCATAAGCTTTAGCTGCGTTTTCAATAATCTGCTTCTTTTCGTCATCGTTAACAAGCATGCTACTATTAGCAGTAGGAAGAAGAGGGTGCTCTAATTTATGTTCGCTCATATTATTTTTTTATATAGGTGTCAGATTTGTTATTAATGTTAAACTTTACAAGATAGCTAATTATAACCTCAATACTATCGGTCTTCAACTTAAACTTTTCAGGAATGTACTGTCCTCCGTCGTAAATTTCAAAATAAGTATCTCCGAACATGTTTTGATCATTTACGTAACAGGTACAAAATATTGAAGCATTTCCTGGATCAATCATTACAGTCCAACTACGTGGATCTGCTTCACTATAAGCATCAAACATTTTATATACTACATAGCCTGAATCTTTCAGTCTTTTTACAAAATAACTGAGAGTTGTAATTTTATTAGCCATTATTTTACAAGACCAGATATTACAAATGTAAACTGCGTAGTTTCAGTTGGTTTAATAAAAAAAGACATAACCTTAAACTTGTTGTTAATGCCGATTCTTGCCTTTTCAAACTTCACCCCTGAAAACAACCTAAAAATGTCTAAGTTAAACGGTATAATCTGATTAAGAGGATTACCGTCTATAGTATCTACTACCTTCATAGAAATACTATCAGTATTACTCTTTTCCTTATCTCCAAGTTCACAATAAATCCCATCAGGCTGACTATAAAGATAAATCTTATTAGTGTCAGTAGTAAAGGAACTAGCTTTTAATATTTCCTGTAATTTTTTATAGTCAATATCAAAAGACGTATCATACGTTAAAGTCTCAATCTTATCTTTCTTTAAAGTGACTTTAGGTACAATAGCATCGTCTAAAAAATGATACTTGAACTGAATCTTATTAGATTTGTAGAAAAGATGATTGGTATTAATCGTGAAATTAATAGTAGTATCTTCAATGCAATCTAATACTCTGAGTAGCTTTTTAATATCACCTATGTTAAGAGTAAATTCATTTTCTATATCTAGTTTTTGCTTATATTCAGCAAGCAAAATAATGCTAGTGTCAGGCTTATTGCAAATAGCATAAAGCCCGTCTTTACTAGCCTTAATAGAAATAACATCTACGGCTTTGCCAGCAATGTTTAAAAAACATTCGGCAAAATCTTTTTTATCCAGCTTGAGTTCCATTTAGGTTCGTCTTCTTTAATTTTTTTTTATCTTGAAGTAGCAGATCAAGTTTTTCGTTGATCATATTAACCTTACTCTCAAGTTTTTCAATAGCTTCAACTATATCTTCGTAACGGGTTACTTTATTAAAATTAAATTCAAGCTGATTTTTATCTGACTCCGGTTGAGAAGCAGTGTATACAGGAGCAGGTAAAGCTATAGGCTGAGTCGGAATACTAACAGGTACACCTATTTCTGGATAAGAAGGAGGTGGTACGTATGTTTGTTGTACAGGGACTGGCTGAATCGGACGAGGCATGCCTCCAACAGGTCTAAAGTTTTTATAGATCTCTGAAGGCATAACCTTTGACATGTCAACATCTGGAACCTTTAAACCGTCTCCAACTTGAGCCTTCTTAATACCTACAAGATCAGACTGCAGCTGCTTCGCAAATAAAGCAGCTGCAATAATTTGTTCCTGGTTTACCTGTTGAGACTCTCTCTCAACAGCCATAAAATCAGCTTGGCTAATATCTTTTTGTTGCTGAGACATTAAATATCGTTAAGTCCGTTGATAAGAGCTAAAACCTTATCATCGTGGGATGAAGCCGGTTTAGCCGGTGTGACTGTAGCAGCAGGTGTTGGTTTAGCAACAGAAACAGTCTTGGCAGTCTTAGTCTCTTCGTAGGGCACGTCATCTTCTTCAACATCTACTCCTTCAACGGCAGTATCTTCAACGTCTTCAGCAGCGGGCTTATCAAAGAAATTCTTATTAATAAAATCTTTAATTTCTTCTACAGACTTACGCTCAACAAAAGTACTGAGATCAAAAACATTATTGTAGAGTTCTTGGGTCTTTTCTTCATCGAGGCCTTCAATAGCGGTTGGGCTCAAGAACTTCGAAGCGGTATAAGTCGGGTACTTAGGTGCACCAGGCTTATCAGACACAAGCTCAGCCTTAATGCGAAGACTGCAACCGTCTTGCGAGAGATCAAAAATACGTGCACCGAACTCTTCAGAATCATCTCCGTTAATAGCAGACTGAATAATCTTATCGAGTTGGCGCCCGTAACGGAGTACCTTAATAGTACCATTATTCTCCGGCTTCTTAGGATCGTTAACAACATACGCATTAACAAGCCAGTACTCTCTACGGCTAAGGTTAGCCTTAGCACGAGCCTTTTCAGCTTCAGAGCCTTCTCGCATAAGCTTAAAATAAAGCTCGCTTACTGGGCAGCGCTCGCCCCAAGTAGAAGGAGAAACTACACTAGAATATTGACCTGTAGCAATACTGTTCCAGCCGTGATAATAATAGTGAAAAATTGACTCTTCAGGGTTTTTAATGTTGGGAAGAAGACGAACTACATAAGTTGCAGGTGCCTCTAGTTGGAGGATGTTCTTATAAGAACCTCCGGTGCTCTTAGTCTTAGCCTTGTCGAGAGCGCTCTTGATACTTTCAAACATACTGGAATTATACGGTTTCATAATAAAAGAATAATAAGGTAATTTTAAGATTAAGCAAGTTGATTTAAGCGATTATGTGATTCGGTAATAATTTTTTTAGCCTTCTCAGAATTATTTAAACGTACTTTAAATTTTACAATGTCTTTGTAGAAAGATTTAAAGTAAATTTCTTTATCCTGTATAGGCATAGAATCAAATATAGTATCAAAACCAGGTAAAGCAAGCAAAAAATAAAGTGTGATATTATTTTCTGCATAATCTAATACCGCACTATAAACATACCCGTTCTTGCGTTTACAGTATTCAGAAAAAGTAATCTTCTCAGCAAGTAATTTACTTGCTACAAACTTAACGCTTTGGATTATACCCCAAATTTGATTGTCCGTATCAGGCGACTCTTCTTGCTTTTGTTTTTGTACTATCGTATAGCAACTTATTGCTTTTTGTGAAAGGTAAAACTTTAAATCGAAATAATCTTCATCAGCATAAAGCTTATAAGGAGCAAAAAAGAAATCCTTAGGATTGATCTGAGGAAACCTTTTAAAAAATAGCTCTAGCCGAGTGCACAGTATGCCGTTCTCGGTTTTATCAAAACCTTCGAAATCCTTCCTGGCTTTCCATGGTTTATTTTTGGCTCCTCTAGAAACGCTTAAATATGTATTATAAACTTCCTGGGCCGTCATTTAAGCTGTGATTTTAATATCTCTTTCACAACTTTGCTACGACATAAATTAGAATTATACTTTAAAAACAATAAAACTGCCTCTCTTTTTGAATCCGTTTCAGTGAGATTCATGAATATCTTGCTATAAATACTGCTTTTTACAAGTAATGAAAAAATAGCTACGTTATTAAGTTTTTTGTTATGTATAATTGAACAAAACGAACCAAACTTAATTAATTCAATCTCAATTTCATCTCTCGTAAGAGCTGATATGGGAGTTTCTAATACTGCATCTTCTAAAGCTCGAACTACGCCGGACATTGCTTTGCAACGGGTGTAAGTAGCTTAGTAAAATTCATAAACGTTTCTGTAATTTTACCGCCTGCTGCATATTCATGTCCGCCTCCTTCGCAGAGCTTAGCAGCTAATTTAGATAGATCTACATCACAATCTGCTTTCTTTTTACGGAAAGAAACGTGAGACGCGTCAGGATTAACAAAAAATGCAATCTCTGCGCCTAAGTTTTTTATAAGATATTCACAAATTTCATTAACGAATTTATTGCCTGTTGTACCAAGCACGACTCTTTCTCTACCTCCTATGTTTACTTTACCTTCGTATATCTCAAGCTCTCTTATGGCCTTATCTTTACGTTCAATATGTTCTTTGATAATTGATGCCTCTTGAGCGTTAAACCCTGTAAAACCTGTGTAAAACCGCTTCATGAATTTTTCTGCTTTTTGTAAACCGGCGGTTTTTTGAAGATTAGTAAGCAAGCAATTAAGTTCGTATGACTGAGGTAAAGTTAAAGCATAACTATCGTAATCGTTAGCCAACGCAACAAGCAATTTCTGCTCGGTGGTAATTTTTGGTGAAAATTTACTATAGATTAGTTTTGCGCAGCTTGTAGTCTCTACTACATGCACTTCGGCGTTCTTGTAATTTTGTAAAGCTTTAGCGTGAGTAGTATGATGGTCTACAATAACTATATTAGATTTGTCGATTAAGTCTACACTATTAGATACATCTAGATCTAAAATATAAATTTTATCATAATCACTGGGCTTATGTTCATTCAACCAGTTAAGATATTCCCGACGAAAATTAGAAACAGTGGTAGACTTAAAAGCAATCTGCCCAGGCTTAGCACCAAGTACCCAATGTAATGTTAGTAAAGAGGTGGTACCGTCTAAATCAAAATCAGTAAAAACGAATATTTTATCTAAATTCACTATGAACTATTTAATTTACTTTGAAATAATATCAAGTTTATTTTCTAAATTAATAAGTTCATCTACCCCGCTTTCGGATTTTTTACCGGTTACTCCAATATATCCTTTCTCTTCTGAAAGAGATAAGGTCTTGTAATCAATTCTCATTGCTGTTGCACCGAATTTAGGTCCAAGACGATTCTTAATGCCTCCTACTTTAATAATGCCAAGTTCTTGGTCTCCATCTTCTTGATATATTGACCAAACTACATCCGCAGTAAAAGCAACACCGAGGGATTCACTAACGTTTTCTAGTTCTGGTTTATCCATGCCCTCCC